GACATCAGCAGGTACCACATACTCACCTTCAGATATTTGAGCAGATATATCATCTCGTACTTCTTTAGCCATAGAACCAGAAGGCACTTCATTACCCGATACTGGGTCTCGCTTCATGCCGTCGTCTTTTAGTCCACCTTGTTGCATAAAGGCCATTTCCATTTGTTCGTTCATAACTGCTCCACCTTTGTTAAAGTCTTTAGGTCCATCCATTATAGGAGTATTTCTTTGTTTTAATGCATCTAAATAAACTTGAGATTTTCCACCATCAGCTTGTTCTACACTAAGCATAGGTAAATAATAGTCACCATCCTTTTCGATGTATTCAAACTTAATCCCTAAACGATCTTCAGTTCTTTTTAAGTTTGGGCTATTTAATTTTACTTTATTTAAACTTAAACCTGTGATCGTATATGGAGGTAAAGCTTCACCTTTATAGTTTTGACTCTGTACTCTTACACCTTTTTGATAATCTCCATATACACCTGCTTCTTGCAATTCCCCTACAAGTTCAGCCTGTTTGGAGGCTTGTTCTGAAATGCTTGACATTAAATTTGCATTAAAATTTTCAAGTTCTTTATCTTCTTTTTTCTTTGTAAAAGAAATTATTTTAGGCTCATCAGGACTGTTAGCAGCTTTGGGGGTTAAGTTAATATTACCACCCATGCTACCTAAAGTATTAGGGTCGTATTCAGGCAGTTTATTTAAAGTTCTTTCTAAATAACCAGGAGTCTTTTCTCCTCGTATGGGCTGAGTACCTTGTAGATCAGAAACTTGACTGGGGTTACTTTGTAAGCTTTCAGGAAAAACTTTTTCAGTACTGAGTGTCTCAGGTTTTAAATGAATAATTTGTGGTTGAGTTAGCAGAGGATGAATACCTGCTTGACTATAAATTTTTTCTAACTCTTTATTTTGTTTATTATATAAATTTATAATTTGTTGGTGCTCTTTTGTACCTTTTTCAGGGATAGGTTTACCAAATTTTTCTTTATACTTTGCTTCTATTTTTTTACGTAGTGGCTCATATTTATCATAGACATCTATTTCTTTATCACCCAGAAAAAAATCTTTTACTATAAGGCCATCATAACCTAACTCTTTTAACTTTGCTGAAACTAATGCTCCTTGCTCTTCTGCTAAGTAATTTTTTTCTTTAAGGTTTCCGTCTTCAATTTTAGGTAAAGAGTCTTTCAGGTTTATACCTGTAATTTGTTCTAGCTCTTTTAAAGTATCAGGTCTTAGAATAAAAGCTTTATTAAACTGTGCAGATACTTGGGCTGTCTTAGGTGCATAAAAACCTTGCATTTCTGGAGAGTTAAAAAATAAAGGATCGGAAGGATTTTCTAGATATACACCTGTAGCACCATAGCTTCCACCAGGAGTTTCTGCTCCATCAAGTTCTCCGTAACGTTCTCCTCCATACTTTTCAGAGGCTGTAAATGTAGGCACTAAATTTGGAGCATCAGTAGGTGGGTTAAAACCGTGGACTAGATTTAATTCACCTTTAAAAGTAGAACCCTCTGTTTCACCTAGAGTCATTACTTTATCTATGTTAGCATTTTTAATACCTGCTTTAGCAACACTTACAGTAGCTTTAGCTGCAGGTACAAGAGATAGTGCAGTAATAGCATCACCAAACACGGCTTCTTTTGCAGAATTAACCTGATCATCTGTAGCATCAGCATAGCTTACACCATACATATTGTTAAGTCTAGTATTTAAATTTTCAGATCCAAGTCTTTGTACGCCATCTTTAATTTCTGAAAAAACTTTTTTAGTAGTTTGTATTGGGCTGGTTATAAGCTCTTTAGCACCCTCGTATGCACCAACTGAAGCATCCTTAAGAAATCCTACTTCGTCTTCATTAATTGCTTTTCCGAGTTTTTCTCCAAAAGATTCGTATTCATTATCTAAACCAAGTATATTGTCTAATATTAATTCCCCGTAGCTCATACCTTTTTTAGGTAGCATAGAGTCCATCTGAGCTGCTACATCACCACCCTCATTATAATTACCTTGTAAATTTAAAGCATAATCTTCATGCTCTTCTGGCAAAAAAGTTTTAAACACAGGATCTGAATCTTTATGACTTTGAGCTATCTCATAAGCATCTCCATCATAAGTAACCCTTCTAATTGCTGCTACATTATCTAATGTATACCCAGGTTCATTTTCTCTAATAGAGACTTCTCCACCACCTTGATTACCGCCAATAACGTTTATATATTGACCTTCACCTTGACTTGTAATTCTTCCACCAGCATAGAAAGTTACATGATCAGCAGTTCCATCTTTATCGAAGTCAAAGACTACAATATCACCCTCTTGAATATTTTCAAGATCTACAGGCTTACCATAGGTTTTATATTCATTTGCCCTAAGTCTTTTATAGGGATCTTTAGATTCTATAAGGTCTGCACCCATTTCTGTAAGAATATGATTTACAAAAGCTGCACACCAAGCTTGTTTAGTTGGGTCAAAACCAGTATCTCCACCTACAGCACTGTCAAAGAAAGCTTTAATTATTTTTTGATGTGCAGGGTTTCTTTCATCTAACCCAGTTACAATTTTAGTTTTACCTTTAGCTCCTGGCTGTCTTTCTTTTAAAAGGTACCCATACTCTAGAGTTTTATCTATTGCAGTCTTTTTTTCATAAATATTAGGTAAACCTTCAGGTCTTGCCTTAGGTCTAATTTCTTCTTCAATTTCTTCTTCTAAATCTTTTGGGAGTTGTAGTCTTTGTTCTGAGGCAAATTTTTCTTTAACTTCTGCTTGACGAGTTATTTCTTCTTGTTGACGCATAGAAGCATCAGCAGTATAAGGCCTTCCAGTAGTAGGGTCTATAATAGCTGGATCACCAGAGGTAGGCATACCCATCATTTGTCTGGTTTGCTCGTTTATAGACTGCTCAGGCATTAACTTTATCCCTCAACTTTAATAGTGATCGTAGTGCACGTATCTCACCTTGCAGTCTGTAGATCTCATCAATTTCCCTAGACTGTTCTAGTGTTACATGTGTAAAGGCTATCCGTTCAGCAATCTCTTCGATAAACGGAGTGTATAACTCAGGGTTATTTACAAAAGGCTTTAGTGTATTATTCACGACTAGTTTCATTGTACCTGTTGTTGTTCGCCAGTGTTACCTGAGAAGCCCTGTTCTCCTGGTGTAGGAGCTGTACCAGTACCTATAGTACCACCCCCGCTACCTTGAGTATCCTGTACCTGTGCGCCAGCTGGAGCGCCCTCAGGACCACCTTGTGGTGGTACACCAGGTTCTGGCTCAGGGGGATTAGCCTCTTGGAACTTTTTAAGAATTTCAGCTTGTACTGCTGCTTGTGCCATGTTGTTGCCAACCTTATCAGGATCAAGATCCATAGACTTAGCAATCTCACGTACAATATAGTCCATACGTGCAAACGGTGCTAGTGCAGGATTCTGTACAACCTGCAAGAACTGCATCAGTCGTTGGCTACGTACTTCATTAGCCATCAGGCTTTCAGTACCACGGGCTTTGATTTCTAAGTCACCTTTAATATCTGAGTCAAAGTTAAACTGCATATTAAAGTTAAAGAATGCTTTGCCTAATGGTGCTAGTAAGTAGTCATCTATGTTCTTGACAACATTTCGTATACTGCCGTTAGCTGCAGACATAAGCATACTAATGCCAGAAGCAGTCCTTCCCACTCCTGATACTCCAGTTTGTCCGTGTGCGAAAGATGGGAAGCCCGTTGATTCATCAGATAATACCCTTGCTTTGTCAAACATCTGCATGTTTTCATTAGATACGTTAGGAAACTTGGTGCCAAAGATTGCTTGACCAGGTGCCCCTCCCTGTCTCCGAAACACCTTCCCTGGATACACGGAGAGGTCTTGCCCTGGGACGAGGTTAGTCTCGTCTATTTCAATTAGCAAGTTACCTGACAGTGCTGCATTGTCCACTGCCATACGCATAAACCCATTCATCAGGGTTTGAGTATCATCCATGTTTTCCGCAATACCTACACCAAAAATACTGTAGGGATTCATCTCGTAAGGTGCGGCAAAATAAGGTATGTAAGCAGGAGTAAACGGATTCATCACTAAACGTAATACTTGTCCATTACAAATCCATGCATTTACACTAAGTTGTTCTGAGTCTTTTAATTCACTAGGAATATCTATATCTTGTTCTTCTAAAATTTCTGTATCTACAAAACCCCAAAACTCAAGAACCTCAAACCGCTGAGCTTGATCTTGCTCTGAGTTATCTTCCATAGCATGTTCCCACCACTCTTTGTTGTAGGATTCACCAAGACGTAAAGCATTGTCTATAGTATTCTCACGGAAATAAGGACGGTTTTTTAATGCTCGTAACTGTGAACGTGACATCTTATGACGTTCTACAATGTACTCTGCCTCTTCCATAGTAGCAGCATCTGGGTCAGGGTAGAAGTTCCAAATGGAAACAGAAGTAGTTTGTGGGATAGTTTTGAATACTGGTGAATAGTTGCCTTCTTCGTCCCAGTTAGCATACTCTTTATCTACAGCAAATGGACCTTTCATAATGCCAGTACCAAATAGAGCTGTTTCAAATGCCGCAGCACGCAGATGCTTCTTGGCATGAGACTCTTCTAACTGATCATGAATTTTCTTTTCCATTTTCTTTGCAGCTACATCTGCAGGATGAAACTGTGGAGAAGTAGGAGTTTTAGCTGGGCCTGGTTTTAAGATGTCTTCTACTGGTGTTAGACTAGCTTTAAGTCCAGCTGCACGTTCAAGAAGCTCTGGATAAGTTTCACCAGGAAGTAAGTCAGGCAATCCTTCAGCCGCCTTACGTTGTTCTGCATTTGTTTCAAAACTAACTGTTTCCTCTACACCGTCTGGGAGAACGGTAGGATCAATACTAATAGGAAATCTATTACCACCAAATAACACCTCTGCAATTTGACCATAAGCAGCTAGTACTTTTGTTTTAGTAACCTTAACAAAAACTTTTGATTTTTCTGTAGAAGTGAATTGAACATCAGAACCATAGATACCACGATAGTTACGATAAGCTTGAATCCAACGCTGTTCGTCAAGCTCTCTTGCAGTTTCAGCCTTAGAAAATTTTTCTCGTACAAAATGAACAATTTGTCCTGCAGCAGGGTCTGAGTATTCTTCCTTTTTAACATCTTTAATGGATGAAGTTTCCTCCATATCCATCATCATGTCTTCAAATTCTTCTTCCATGTTTTATCCTTAATAGCCAAAGGTTGCGTCTGCAGCTTGAAACCCTGTTCTGTGATTGTTAGGATCAAAATCAAATAGACTACTTCTTGGTCTAGTCATTATACCGTACCTTAGGGCATCGTACAAGTGATCTTCTGCATGTGTATCTACATCTTCAGGATTATTTTTATCTAAAGGTATTGCAGGTATTTGGGAAATAGTGTTAGTGCAGTTATTAAAAAATACCAGTTGAGGCTCTTCTGTAAACTCATCTACTTGTAAGCGTCTGTGTATTTCGTTCTTACCAGCTACACGAGAGCCTCTTGATCTGTCTGAAGGACGCCAACGGCAACCTTTCATGTTCATCTGTTCAGCCAATGATGGCCCAGTATCACCACGGTTATGCCATAAACTAGAATCCAAAACACCATAGCGCATTTTTTCCCCATCTTCAGCTTCCAATATAAGGTCAGCTAAATCTGAAGCTGTAACCTTAGATACATACATTTCTCTATAAACAATTAATTGTTCAGACGGACTTACGGTAAACCAAAGTACCCCTGTAGCAGATCCATAACCATAGTCACAAGCCCTAAACTTTACCCAGCTATTAGGTATATCAAAGGGTTCTACTACGTGTTCTTTACGGTTAAACTCTGGGAATGCAGCTCCCTCATTAATATCCCAGTCACCTTCTAGTAGCTGCCTTCGCTGATGCTCAGGTAACGACAGAAGATTAGCCTCATACATGCCATCGTCTGCTAGGTAAGGATTATCGAATAAGGTAGCAGGTATAAACCTACGTTTAAACAGTGGTTCACCTTCTCTAGTGTGACCTTTCGGCCAGCATATAACTTCACCACTGTCTGTATCCGTTGCCCAAAATGCTTCACTAGGAGTGCTAGGATCAATAAAGGTCTTCTTGACCCACTGATGTCCTGGACCTCCAGGATTGCTAGTAGCTCTCATGTAGAGCGGTAAGCCACTAGCTCTAGTTGTTCTAAGTCGTGACCTCATGTAGTTCCAAGGGTATGGAGTAGGCCACTGTGTAAGTTCGTCAAAGCCAATCCAGTTAAAGGCCTGACCTTGGTATCTCATAACGTCATCGTCACGGTCTAG